GTCATATCATTTACCGTTTGTTTCGTATTGTAGTTGATCGTCAATCATTTTGTCCAGTGTGGCAATCACATTACGGACATCAACGATACGTGCCGGGGTACAGGTAGGGTCAATAGTATAACCTTTCTGTTCCATGTACAATGCCTGACGGACCACGGCAGCTTGTTGTAAATTCAATTCAAGATTGATCATTGTTCATCCTCTAGTTTAACACGATAGATTGTTCTCTTTGCAAATCGTTGGTCGATCTTCAGTTTACCGATATACAGACCAGCAATCCAAAGAGTAAAAAGGAACCCTTCAAAGTATGTCATTGAGTTCCATGCGTGTACAGCTTCACCCATCAGAGATCACCTTGTTTACGGTTTTCAGAATAATGAACATCAAATGCTCCTTCAGGATATCGTGCTGACAGTTTCTCCACATTCATTTCCAGGACTTCATCGATAGAAATATCGAGTGCCATACACGCCTGAGCAACATACCACATAATGTCACCCAGTTCACGTTTCATGTGAAACGCATTGTCTTCGTTGTAGGGTTTACCTTGAAGAAAGATCTTCTTTACAACCTCAGTAAATTCACCAGCCTCTGCACTGATACCAAGTGCAGCAGTCAGAAGTTGTGGTACATTACAATCATCTCTNACTTCCAATTCAGACAAACGTGCTGCAAGAGTAGGATAGTCAAGACTTGGTTGACTAGTAGTTTGTCGAACAAACTCTACGTATTTTTGTGGATCGATTGTCATAAGTCTAATGGTTCTTGTTGATTTTCAGGTAAAATAATTTGTTCAGGTAGTTCTAGATCATTCAGTCTTTTACTGAAGATGTCTACAACTGTTGGGGGAGGATCGAGATATACGATAGTCCAAGTGTAACCGGGATTGTTCATGATATGGTAATCAGCATCCCTTTGTTGTCCACAATGTCGATACCTATTTCCCATTTCATCTCTTACCTCATAGATGAATGGTCTCTTGAGTTGTGCCAACTCACTCTGTAAACTGATATCAGAACTTGAATCCTTCAAAAGATTTCTTGGGTTTCTCCTCGTAATTATACTCCTCTTCCTGCTTGCTGTCAAGGATGTCGTCCTGTGCTGTCTGTTCACAGTCGAACAGTCTCATCTTGGCACGGTCGATACCNACCACAAATCTCTTGTAGATACTCANATCGTTGTATCGATTCTTCAATTGTTTTACAAGTATCTGTCCCANGGATTCGAGCTCTTCAGTCGAAATAAGGGCAAACATAAGATCAGCAGTAGCAGGGAGGCCAAAGGACTCACTTGTATCAGTAAGCTCAACGTCAGAGCTACCATAACCAGAACGAGTGGTCTGCGTGGCAGAAACGATAGGGACGTTTGCTTCACAAGCCAGTCCTCTAAGTTCTTCAGCAATTGACTTAATAACCGTATATGAATTGACATTGCTACCAGCGCGATATCGTGAGGAAGCACATATATTAAGGTAATCAATGAAAATAATATCAGGTCTAAATGACTTCTTAAGTGCAAGCTCATTAAGAAGTGACTTGAAATGTCCACTATGCGCACTCGCGGTAGGATACTCTTTAATAATTAGAGTGCCTTGTGTCTTTTGTGCCAGGTTATTAACCTTTGTTTCAAAGGTTTGTTTTGGAAGTTCAACAATGTCCTGGATATTAACGTTCAGTAGGTTGGCGTCAATCCTTTCTGCAATCTTCTCTTCTGCCATCTCCATAGTAATATACAGAACGTTCTTGTTCTGTAGGAGTGAAGCAGATGCCATGTGACACATGAACAGTGACTTACCAACACCAGTACCAGCCAGTGCAATATTCAGTGTCTTGTTAGGTAGTCCACCCTTGGTGATCTTATTAAAGAAGTCAAGGTCAAACTCAATACGATTCTCCTTCTTATGATATAACTCGTATCGTTCCTCGTAGTCATTCAGATAGTCATGACCCACATGATTATCGAAACTAACAGACAGTGCGTCTGAGAGAATAGAAGGGATAGAGTCAGGAGCCTTCTTGTCATCTTGACCGTCTGCAATCTGGATAGACTCCATGAGTGCCAGATAGATGGCACGTTCCTTACACCATTTCTCTGTGGTATTTAGCAACCAGTCCAACTCCTGTGGTTCTGGTTCAAGACAACCAACCAACTGAATCAGTTCCTTGAATGACTGTTCAGTTACATCACTCCTCTTCTCAATCTCAATACTCAAGACCTCCTGTGTAGGTGTCTCATTGTATTGATTTACAAAGTCAGAGATCTCCTCAAACACAACCTTCTGATTAGTGTCCTGGAAGTATTCTGGTTTGATAAACGGAATAGTCTTTCTTAGAAAGTCTTCATTGTGTAATAGGCTCTTGAGAACAAGAAACTCAACTCTCTCCATAACTAAATTCTTTCCGTGCAATTTGATCTAACTTTTCCAACACCTCTTCGGTGAAATATGTTTCAGGATCCTTGAGGATTGCCTTGGCATATACCTTCTTACCGTCTATCTCATATCGACCAGCAACGTTTTTCCAAAGTCCACCGAGTTCACCGAGTTCAAGAAGACCGTAATATCGATCAAGACCACGCTCATCGTAATAAAGGCGTACTGTAACATCTTTGTTCTCCTTACTCAATCTGGATTTGTGCGTCTTAGCTTTGATAAGATTTCCGACAACTTCTGTTCCATCCTTTTCTTTTTTCTTGCTGAGATAAATGATCGTAGACGCGGCATACTTGAGGCCACTGCCGCCTCCCATTTCCTTAGTAGGGACATAAGATCCGATAACATCGTAGGTGTGATTGGTTACAATCATAGGAATGTTTGCTTGACCGAGTTTAAGTGTCAACATTCGGAATGCACCCTTGACCAGTTGGGATTTGGTCATGTCCCTAACCTGTTTATCGTCAAGGGCGTCTCTGATTTCTTTCTCTGTTGACAGCATACCCAGAGAGTCTAACACAAACATACAAGGTTTGCGTTCGTCTGCAGGTTTCTTCAGGTATATATCTACCGCCTTCAGTGCCTTGGTCCTGAACTCTTCAATAGTGACGACATTTACGACAACCACCCTGGTAAGGTCAACCCCTCTACTTGCGAGTAGACCCTTATTAACAGCTGCTTCAGTATCAAAATATAAACAATACCCATCAGGGTTAGAGTCAAGGAAATTTTTGACAACCGCAAGCGAGAAGAAAGTTTTTCCAGTGCTAGACTCCCCAGCAATGGCAGTAATCTTATTCCCAGATACNCCACCAAATACAGACCCTGAAACAAGTCCGTTAAAAATGTACGAACCTGTGTCCACATAGGACTCTGTGTCGTCGATGTCTGCTGCGAGTTTTGTGTAGTCATCTCCGATCTCTTTTACAATGTCTTTGAGAAAATCCATGTGTCAGTCAAAAATATAATGTGGGTTCTGGGATTTGAAACTTTCAACCTGTTCTTCAGTCTTAAAGAACTTAAAAAGTTTTTCACTATGTTCTTTGTATCGATAGGTAACTTTAATCATCAGCCAAAAAATAATTCAAGGTTTACAGTCTTCTCAACATTCCATCCAATGGCATCAAGAATAGTCTTGAGTGGTTCAAGGAAAGCTTTGTTGAATTGTAGTTCGTAGTCAATATATTTGTCAACACCAATCTCCCTAGGAAACTCAGAGATAAACGAGATCACGTTTTCTCTAATTGGATTAGCCTTCTTGAGATAGATGAACTTAATCTTCTCACCGTTGTTGATGTAGGAATACTTGTTCTGTAGTCCCTTCTCTTTAATATAATGATTATATAGAAGAGCACCACGAACATGAATTGGAGAACCCTTGGCGTAGATAGTCGAATGACTCTTGTGTTTCTTCACATCAGAAACTGACCGGGGGAATGCGATTTCCTCTGGTGGTAACTTATTGAATTGTTGTCGGGAGTCTTCGATGAACTTGATGACATCATCTTCAGTTCCGTTCATCATCAACTTAAGGGCGTCCTTAATCATGGTCCTACAGGGTGCAGGAGTCGATGACTTCACAGCCTCGATACCCATGATCTTCAGTTTAGGTTCTGAATATCTTACCCCTTCACTATCCCACACGTTGAGAATGTATCTCTTCTTTGCTGTCCAGATTCCACGGTCTGCAATGTTCTCCCGTTTCATCTGCATCTTCTGATCGTAAGCGTTTACATACGCAGCCAATTCCTGATACGACGAGTCGATGAACGGTTCCAGTTTTTCTTCACATACCTTGTTAAGTAGGGATACAACTGCTGCTTTGTCGCCAGACTTAGAACTAAGAAATTTATCAACAACAGGTCCAAGGTTAATATAGATTGAGTCAGTGTCAGATGCAATGACATAATCTGTGTCTTGAGTTTGTAACAGGTTATTTAGATATCCGTTCATCTTATTTTCGATCCAACGGATAGAAGTTTGTCCTGAAAGCGTGATAGCTTCTGCGTTTGCAAGTTTNAAGAAACGGAAGTATTGGTTACCAATCGCACCATAACAAGAGTTCAGAGCAATCTTACGAGCCATCTGGAAGTTATTGTACTTGGCAATATCCTTCTCTAATTGTTTGGTCGGGTTCTTCTCATACTCCTGTTTNGCCTGGAGCATTTTCTTCTTGTAGATCTTACGTTCTGCATACATCTTCTCCATCAGTTTAGGCATGAAACCTTTGATGTCTTTACGGAACATAGCACCGTTTGCACACACGGCATAGTCCTTATACATCTCAAACGTCAGTTCCTGATTGAGGATCTTGTCGCAGGTGACAGAAGGATGTTTCTCATCCACCAGAGTCTCCGGTGAGATGTTGTACTGCATCATCAGGTGTGGATACAGGGAGTTAAGGTCAAACGACACCACCCAGTCATAGACACCAGGTTCAGGTTGTTTCACATAGGCACCCTCATACCTCTTGTCCTTCTCACTCCGGTCACGGGGAGGGATGACAATATTTCTCTTCTTCAGATAGTTGTAGATGATGGTATCCCACATCCTGACCTGATACATCACATCAACAAAATTCACCTTGGCGTCATATGCCATGGTCAATGCCAACTCAATCAGTTTCATCTTGTCTTCCATCCGGTCAACAAGTTCCACGTCAACNATGTTGTAGTCTACAAACTTCTTCCAGTTACCAGTATANAANTCCTTGAAGGTATCAAACTCACTNTGATCTAGTTTCTTCTGNCCAAGTTCTACCTCAGCAATAAAGTCCAGTCGATAACTCTCTCTGTTGGTATAGGTAAACTTCTTATACAGTTCGAGATAATCCAGTGTTGTAACACCAGCAATGTCAAAGGTATTGAACTCACGACCCATGATCGTAATTTGTTCTTGACTGACGATACCCCATGGTGACATGAGTTTCATCTTCTTTGTACCCATGATCCGATCAATGCGACCACAAAGATACGGGATATCATACAGACGACAGTTCCAACCTGTCACAACCTCAGGAGGATTGTTACTCCACCAATACAAGAATGAGTTGAGCATTGCAATCTCATCATCAAAATGATAATAAGTTACATTATCCTGTGATGGTGTATATGGATGTCTGCCCCAGGTTTTAATCTGTTTAGTAGCATAGTCCTGAATAGAGATAGTCAATAACTCTTCAGCACAATTCTCTGGGTCAGGAAACCCTTCTTCTGATTTAACCTCAATGTCGATTGTGACAAGATTGATCTTCTTGATATCAAACTTGATCTCATCTTCAGGATATTTGTCAGATATGTATTGGAATACATANCGGTCGTTACCGTAGATCTTGAAATTATCTACCTCATCATACTTCTTGTAGAACTCTCTACAATCCCTAACCGTTCCTGGTTGGATGGGTTCTACATTATCTCCTTCAAGAGTTTTATACTTTGATTCACGTTTCGATTTTACAAATAGAGTGGGAGAATACTCTTCTTTGAATTGAATACTCTGCCCATTTTCATAACCACGGACCAGGAAGTTGGCACCAACAACCTGGACATTTGTATAAAACCTCATTCCTTCACCAGGGTTTCGTATTTGTCAATTAGTTTACCGTTAGGATCTGCCATAGTCAAGATTTTGTCAGAGTGAATCATGAATGTATTTTGACTTGTCAGATTTACCAACCAAGGGGCCAGTGTTCCATCTCCTTTAATTACAAATGGTTCAATCAACTTACAATCAGGTTCACCTAGATCAGTTGATACCTCTTCAATCTGTGTGATCAGATTGATGTCATTAGTTAAGATTATCAGTTTGAGATTTTTCATACTTTTCGACTCCATCAAGGAACATGTTTTCTACTTGTTCAATCGGTTCAACGATTGTAACTACCCAGTCAGAAGGGATGGGAATAGTTTTATCCTTACTCATTGGCATCCATGGAAGGAGTTGAATTTTGGAAGGAATCTTAGATGATCCCTCTGTCCTCTCAACATTACTTACCAGATTGACACGACAAGGATACTTTAGATAATAACCAACAACCTTATCCTCCACCAACATCTCAGTGACATCAGCGATTACGTCTTCACCAGACTTCAATAGCATTAATCTTGTACTCATGATTCTACTTTAACTTCGGGTTTAATTTTGTTCTCAGCCTTGACTTCGACAGGAGCAACAGGATCAGGCACAGGATGATACCTTCTGTACCTTACAGTCTCAAAGGTTTCAAAAACTTCCTCTGGATTACCATAGGATGTTTTCTTACGTTGCTCTACAATCTCATCATAAGGATCTGACTTGACAGAGGGCCATTGTTTGTGTGCGTTCTCAGTGACTTGACGACTGATAACCTCATACTCAACACCGTCACCTGAGGTGGGAAGGACAACATCAACGTGTTCTTTCTTGGCTGCCATAGGACATTTTCACTCACAGGTATCATACCATAAAAAAAGCCGGGTGTCAATGAAAGTGGCCATTGAACCCGGGCGGCGACGATATGTTTTATTTAGATGTAGTCTCTTCGTTGGTGGTGTTCGGGAACAATTTTAGTGAGGGTGATTGAGAGAAGTCCGTCTTCAAATACGACGTTGGAGACTTCTGTATCTTCAGCGAGGGTCCAGGCTCTGTCAAAGTCTCGCTGAGCCAATCCCTGGTGGACATACGTCCGTTCCTCACTGGGATTTTCTTTTTTCCCCTCGACAAAAAGTTTTCCATACTCGGTGTAAGCATGTACCTCCTCTTTCTTAAATCCTGCTAATGCGATTTCTAAACGCGTCTCAGTACTATTTACCTGAATGACGTTGTAAGGTGGATAGTTGTGAACAGATGTGTTGAATACTCTATTAAAATATTCATCCATACCAATAGAATTCTTGTTAATCCTATCCATTAGCTGATCTAAGTTGGCAGCATTATACTTTGCAAGTGTCATGAGACTTCTCCTTAATAAGCGAGATTGTGTTGTGTGGACCCCGAAGGCATCCGTTGGCGTCAAAGGGGGAGCGAACCCCCTGTCCTCTGACATACTAATTATACACGATCCATTAAAAAAGCGGGTGTGGAAACCCGCTTGTTATTGTTCGGTTGTCTGGGGTCGAAGTCTGGATCATACTCCGGTTCCCTAGGATCGATACGGGGATCCCACCAAAAGTACATACATTGTTCTAATCTGAGTGTCTTGAGTGGTTTAGAAAGTTTCATTAACTCTCCTCTTCAGTCTTACCTCTCTTACCAATATTATACTTCTGTTCCAGAGTCCAATCACTCTTATCTTTGTACGACAATACTTTGATCTGATTCAGAGGTGCGATGTCAAGAACAGCATCTTCTTTGACTATCGTAATGAGTCCCCAATCAGCAAGAAGCTTAGTAATACGATTCCTACGCTGAACATCGTTAATAGTAAGATTAGCGTACTTGCCATCAAGAGCAAACAACTCTTTGAAGTGAACGATGAAATACTTACCTTGCTTATGAAGGATGTGACATGACTGATAGAGTTTCTTTTCTTTTCTAGAAGCTACTCCGATACGAGTCAATGTCTCTCTCACTTTGAGAAAGTCATCAGGTTCATTAAGCTTGATCTCAACCATCTGGCTCTGAGACCAATTAACCTGAGGTTCAGCAGTATTTGTCATTTAGTTCCACCAGTGTCAAGTCGTTGTTTGATAAATTCAATTTGTTCATCAGATAAGATTTTCAGAACTTGAGATGCTTTCTCGTTACTATAACCATAGTATTGTTTGACATACTCTATGTCTGATACCTTCTCCTTACGTAACCAAGGAGAAAATCTCTTCTTCTTTCTCAATATATTTAGATAAAAATTATATTGCATGTCCTTATCCAGGAAATGATACCGGTTCATTTCGTTNGCNAACAACACACAATCCAAGTGACCTGACAGACACTTGTTGACAATAAAGGGTGGATACTCCTTGACAAGAGTGGAGTCTTCTTCAATAAGATTCTCCTTATTGAAGTTAATAGAATTCAACCAATCCTTAAGTTCCATATCAAAGAATCAACTTCTTGCTTGGGGTTTCAATCTTAGAGAAAATCTTTTTGTAGTTCTCTACAACCATGTCTTTGGCTTCGATGATGTAGACAATATAATCCCTAGAGATTTTGATTGTAGTATCATCTGCAGAGAGATAAGACCAGGGAGAAAATCCAATCTGACCTTGTGCATTAGGAAGTGCTACCAGTGCATTCTCCACTTCGACATACTCATCAGTCTCATTGATCTGGGTGTAGATGATCTCTTCACCTGTGTTCATTCGTAATACTTTGACTTCCATGATTTAAATTAGAGTGATAGTGAATACCATAGACCGTCATACCTATCATTGTCAACCAATAAAGTGCAATGGCTAGTGTACCAACGGTCACCATTTTACCGGGATAATCACAGAACGCATTGTTCCGTCCCAGTTGATTTTCTACAGTCGTGTATATGTTCTGTTTCTTAATCAAAATTGACCCAGGGCATCCACCCTGTCATCTCCTGTACAAACTCTGTTGTACTCTCTCTGGCAATCCTTACTTCGTTTGCCATGTCTCTATATCCGGTACCGACATAGACTTGCCCCGCCACCACTGAGACAGTTGCAATGCCCCAGAACACGTAGTACCAATGTGATTTAATTTGTTTCATCATTTGAAGTTACACTCCACCATAATCTCGGTCAAACATGCCAACATATTTATTTCTTGGTCCGCGACGAAAGAACTCTGATACTGGTACTTAGCAATAATGAGAACAGCAGCAGCAATCCCTGCACCATCCAGTTTTGTATATACAGCATCGTAAACACTACGAAGCAATACATTAGGATCGTTGTCAAGATTATCGACCACCCACTTACGTACCTTTGAGAAGTCTTTCTCCTTAAGGTTTCTAAAGAGTTCATCAGTTTTGACATTACTAAATGCTGCAAGGATACCTGTGTCAATCTTACCACTGACTGAATATCTTTGTAACTCATTCAGAACACGTCTCCAATCAGGGAAGTGTTTCTGGATAAGTTCTACCAAGACCTTGTTATCATATTCAATACTTTCTGCAGCCAAGATTTCTTGGAGACGTTTGAAGAAGAGTCCGGCAACCTCCTGCCGTTCCTTTCCTTTGATGGCGAAGTCAATGACGGCGCAACGGGAATGAAGGGGGGCAATGATTTTGTTCTTGTAGTTACAGGTAAAGATGAATCTGCAATTGCCAATGAACTCCTCAGTAAACGCCCGTAGGCAGAGTTGAACATCTGGGGTTGTGTTGTCAGCTTCGTCAATGATGATGACTTTGTGTTTAGAATCTGACGAAAGTGAGACGGTCGAAGCGAAATTCTTCGCATTGTTTCTGACAGTATCCAGGAATCGTCCTTCATCGGATCCGTTGATGACATAATAATCTACTCCAAGTTCATGACAAAGTGCTTTGGCCACTGTTGTCTTACCACAACCAGGAGGACCAGATAAAAGAAGATTAGGGACCTCACCCTTCTCTACAAATTGTTTGAACGTATTCTTGATTCCCTCAGGGAGAATACATTCATCAATAGTCTGTGGTCGATAGGACTCAACCCAGACAAATTCATTACGACTCATTATCAAATCCAATCAGGTTTACGATCAGGGATACGAAGGTAGTTGTCCTTCACCCAAGGTTTAGATGCAATATACATCTTGTACTTGTCAAAGATGGAAATTGCTGTATCCAACTTGAACTCGTCAGGACCAGCAAAGATAAAGGGTGTCGGACCTTTACCAGATCTTCCTGTAGGGTCTCCTGTAGGTAGTATAACACGAGCCTCCTCTAGTGTCTTACGACAGGTATGTACTTTGTTATACCGTAGTTCGTACTCATCACACATTGCAAGACCGTGGGTAAGTAGCCACCGCCAGTTCATCACAAAGGAGTTTGCCCAGATGGTGCAGGGGTGGTTACGGAAGGCACCTTTCTCTGTCTTGTATGGTTGACCGTCTTGACGGTGAAGTTCACCAAACCCATGACCCCACTTGTCTGAGCAGACGATAGAGAGCATCTGACAGGTCTCTAGTGGCATCTTGACGATGTGTTTGTCAGGAAGAACTACTGCAGACTTGTAAGGGTTTGGATCAGTTACAAAGATGTTCATCAGCCAAAGGTAGAGTCAGGCTCAAGAGCAATGTAATAAGTAACATCGATGTTTTGATTCTGGAAACGTGACAGAAGTTTCTCTGACACAACCACATCGTAGTTACCGGGAACAATCTTCAGGTTCTCTTCTTTGAAGTTAAAGACGAACTCGGTAGTAGTTTCACCAACCACGATAGAGAAGTCATTAGAAGTATCATTCTTCTTGTCACGTGCAACCAGTTTGATTACACCGTTCTCACCAATCACGGAGATGTCAGGGAGTTGATAGACAGATGCAGCCTTCTTCAGTTTCTCCAATTGTTGACTGGTCAGTTGGAAACATACATCTTCGGTGGGAAGAGTAATCTCTTTCTCTGGAGGTGCAACAATCACAGAAGGATCTGCAAAGAAGTACTTGGAACGAGAACGACCTTCTTTGATGACCACATACTGATCGTTACCAAAGTCCAGATCAGGTGAAGAGTGAAGAGACAGACCGTTCAGGAACTGGTTCAGGTCATAGATACCGAAGTCTTTAGGGAACTCCTCGGACACATTGGCTTCAACCAGGATGTTCTTCATCACTGAGATTGAACGCAACTTCTGTCCTTCCTTGAACAGGATAGACTGATTGATAGAAGAGAAGTTCTTGAGGAGACTAACAGTTGATTCAGAAAGTTTCATAATTATTTTTTGGTTGCTTTGTGATACCAGAGAAGTGATACAGGAGAATACAATAATGGATGGCCTTGAGAATGTCAAGTTTAGACTTACCATTCTTCTTACCAAACCGTGACAAGTATTTGATAGCATTGGATCGACAGAAGGGTTCTGCGTCACCAATACTTCCAATCAAGTCTAGTGTCTGAGTTTTGTTGTCGTTCGAGTAATGTGCTTTGTACGTTCCACTCAGATAGTCACGTACTTCTTTGAGGATTACATCCTCCTCATATTTCCAAAAACCATTAGCGTTGTTGATATTCAAATCAATTGAACCGGTAGATTCACCGGGGAGGGG